GGATACTAGAAAAAATCCAGATGGTATGGAATTTTATATTTGCTGCTGTTCATAATAGGATTACCTCATAATTTTTCACGCAATGCAAAGCAAAGCAAAACATTTCTTGATATATATATATATATAATGTATATAACATTGTATACCTTATATAGGTGTAAAAAAATATAAAAAATATAAAAAATATAAATATATACGATTATTTATATTTTTATATATGTGGTTTGATTCGTATATTGCGTCACTATTTTCAACTAGTATTAGCTCTCCTCTTCTACTTCATCGTGGTTGTAAACAATAGAGATATTTTTCCAGCCTTTGGTTGTATATTTTCCGTATTTCTTGTCGAACACTTCATAAATTTCATTGCCGCGGGGCACATTTCGGTCATAGTGTTCGATATACCAAACTTTGAACGACTCATACATTTCGGTCTTCTTAACATAGTGTCCATCCACTTTGCGTATCTTGTCGCGCACAAATTCATTGATATAGTCCTGGCTGTTGCGGTAACTTTCGCTGCTAGCAAGAACACCCGGAGTGTCTTTCACCATTCCACCGGTTTGAAACGCCTTTTCAACAAGCATAGCCAAGAATACAGGAGCCCATGTTTTGAATTTCTCGTCCAATCTTTTATCGATAAGGTACTGGTAGGGTTTGTCGGGGTCATCATCGCGTGGGTTTTCGCAAAAGATTGCTTTGTGGTCTACTTTTCGAATACGTCTCCATGTACCTTCATCATTTGCTTTGATGTCAAACAAGGTATTCGTGCATACAACTAACTTGAATTGAGGCTGAAATGTAATCATATTCTTGAATAGAGCACGACCCTGAATCGGGTCACCGCCGGTAATTTCCTTCATAGGACCTTCCTCAAGACGCATTCCTTTTGACGGTTCTTGCATAACGGCATATCGAATACCGACTAGCTGAGCAATTTCAGAAGACGTTCCACCGATAGATGCGCGCTTGCTTGTAATAAGGGAGATAGGAACAACTGCTTTATATTCGCCAAGAGTGACGGACATTAACTCGACTAGTTTTGATTTTCCATTGCTGCCACAACCAGTATATATGTTGAATGTTTGTGGGTAGTTTACACCGATGAGACACGACGCAAGATGTTCCCACATGTAGTTTCGAATATCTTCTTCTGGATAAAGTTTAGCAATAAAGTCGTTAATTTCCGCAATGATTTTGCCGTGTTTTTTCTGGTCAAGCGGAAAGTAGTCAATTTTCGTGCTTTTTGTAATATAGTCATCGGGTTGTCCTTGTCTGGCGCGTTTTTCTTTGAAATCGATTACACAATTGTTACAGCACAGAAGGTGCGTTTTTGTGTCGATGCTTTGTGAGAATTTTTTATCATAAAACAACTCTTGTGCCTCCTTCATAATGTTCGTCTTAATGCCGGTTTGTTTCAGTCGAATGCAAATATCGGATATTCTGTGTTGGAATTGATTTGGTTTTCCTGATTCATCGGTAGACGATGCAGCCCCGGAAGAAGCCGCCGCAGCAGCAGCAGCCGCAGCCGCAGCCGCAATTTGTTTATTCGCCTTTTTCGAGTTTAGTGAACCAGGTGCTCCGCCTGCAGAACCGATGCGATTGATATAAACGTTGTACATTTCATTTGAAATCATCTGTTTGAGAGCGATACCGGAGTCACATTCTACCCAGCGGTTGTTTTCAAATTCATACCATGTGTTGTCGCCGAAGTTAGCACATACGAATTGATTCTTGAACATATTATATAAAACGACCGCCAAGTCAACCATGGTTGTTTCTGGTTTTCCGTTAATATTGACCAGGTCATTTGACAGTGTAATGTCGACGTAGTAGTCAATCGTTTTCTTATATACTTCGTTATACCGTTCCTTTGCGTCGTGTTGTGCCCAGTATATAATCGAACGACGCGTGAGACCGTCTTCATTTTCCATTGAGAATGTCAACCACATGTCATAAAACTCGCGAATTTTGTCATAGCTGAATTTTTCAGACTGAGAGCTGAAAAGAATCCACGAAAGGAATAATTTATCGCTTGTGTTTCGAAGCGCCCATCCAACGCGAATCCATAAATTATATTGGTTATAGTACTTCTCGGGGAGACACATCGTATAGTCGCTAGTTTCCTTGATGAAGTGTTCACGCGGTTCAAGGCTGCCAAATAACCTATCAATTTCGTCCGTAAGTTGTTCGCGATTTGTAATTTCGAATATATCACTGTTGCTCATATTTGTTGCTCTGCGCCTGACCCCACCTACCTTGGCTAGTGTTGGTTTTCTTACTTTGTTGCTTTTGATTGCGTCATATTCGCGCTGAATACACTCGCGGTTTTCAAATCGTGGATGTCCGTCATATTGAGCAGACAGAAGATTAAAGTTTTTCGCATAGTCAAAGAACGACACATTTTTCGGCTGGTATTCCCAGATATACTCGGATTTTTTGTTTGCACCTGTCTCGTCGCCATTATCGCTGTCGTCGTCCTCGCCACATTCATCGTTCTCTTCACAGTCTTCAGAATTTTCATTTTTCACATATACAAAATTAAATTGCCATTTAAGTTCGTAAGCTTCATGTCCGGGTTTTCTAGAGCCATACAACTGCCATCCCACAGGATTCTGAATACGCGATATATTATCGTCCAAGATATCGTCCCAGGAATTCTTCAAAGGCAGGTGTTTCAAAACATCGGGAATACTTTTAAGAACAGAGTTTCGAAGCATGTGTTGAATAACTCTGTCAGCGTGGATACCAATAATCAAATGAATCCCGTCTTTTGTATATTTTTCATCATCGGTATTGACGTTCGGTTTTTCAAACACGAAAACACTAATCTCCTTTTTAGCACCATCTTCAATATTCAACATTTTAGAAATTTCATCCATATAGAGCCCAATAATATTTTCAATGTCATCTTTTGTATGCTGCCGCGTATCAATGTGCGGTCCATACCTAAAATCCAAATCAACCAGAATCGGTCCTCCATTTTGTAACTGTTTTTCGGTTAAGTATTCATGACGCCTATTTGTAATCACGTGCTTGGAGTATTTTGCCCAGAATTCGGGTAGTTTGTCGGATGGAATGCAGAATGTTCCACCGGTTACGCCATGTTCGGCGCTAGGGATTCGGGTATGTGTAAATGAGACACCCGAGGATGATGGGTCGCCCTTTTTTATATAGTACTGTTTCATATATTGTTCGTATTCATTTGCACTTGCGTTTGCTGTAGATGATGTTGATGACATTTTTGATACTTGTGACTTATTTCGTGTTGAGTTGTTTGAAGGTTCCATTTGTATATTATAGGTGGAGATATTTTTATATCAATTTTTTATGTTTAAAAAATATCCCTAAAAATAGACAACCCTTGTTTGAATGAAAAGTAATATATGTCTAAAAACGACATAAAAATAAAACGCGTATGATATATATTGTTAAAGTATAGACAGAAGAAGTAAAACTACTTAAATTGAGGATGGAGAAAAATACAAATGCGTCATGTGTGGCTCCTCATAATAACGAAGAAATCAAGAATGAAATTATAACAGCTGCATCGCAAGCATCGCAAGTATCGCAAGCATCGCAAGCATCGCAAGCATCGCAAAATGTTTCAAATGCAAACGTACATATACCCAAAGAAACCATAGAACGACTATTAAAAGACATAAAAGATATATATGTATCATCGCTTGAAAAGGATGGTATTTATTATAGACACTCGGATACAAATATTTTGAAAGCATATGTAATGATAGTAGGACAACCCGATACTTTATATTTTGGTGGGTACTATTTTTTCGAAGTTACATTTCCACCCGACTATCCGCATGCTCCACCGCTTTTTGAGTATTTAACAAATGATGGCATTACAAGATTTCATCCTCATTTTTATAAGTCAAAAAGAGTATGTTTATCGATTCTAAATACATGGAGAGGGGAACAATGGACGAGTTGTTTAACAGTAAAGTCTGTTTTATTGACATTATTGTCTATAATGGATAATGAACCAATGTTACATGAGCCGGGTGTTACGGAAAAACATCAGGATTATCAAAAATATCATACTATGATTTTGTATAAAAACGTGGAGTTTTCTTGTATACGGCTTATGGACGAATTTATGAGTACGACTATCATTCCCTTTGAAATGGAGTATAAGGAACATTTTTATAAGTTTATGGTCGAACGGTTTAAAGAAAATGCGAATGGGTTAAAAAAAGTTATTATGAATTCTATGAAGGTAAAGAACTATAATAAGTCTTATTCAATAAGCGGTTTATATAATATGTCATTTTATGTAAACTTTGATGAACTACTAGATAAACTAATAAAAACAGCGGGAAAATATGATGCTGTTGTAGAGTAGTAGAACTACTTGTCGGTCTATGTGTGGTGTATGTATGGTGTATGTGTGGTTTTATATAATTTAAGTAATTGTATAAAACTTAAGTAATTATATAAAATTGAAATAAACAAATAATCCTATACTATTATATACGAACATTATAACAAACAAGCATAGCATGCACTTTTGTATAAATTGTAGCAACATGTATTATATTCGGTTGTCTGAAGAAGACCCAAACTCAATTGTATATTATTGTCGAAACTGCGGTCATGAAAACAAGAATATTTCACTAGACAGTGTTACAATTTCAAAGACATCGTTTAAGCACAACAAGCAAAAATATAACTCAATTATTAACAAATATACAAAACTGGACCCAACCTTGCCGCGCATTAATACAATAAAGTGTCCGAACCAGTCTTGCAGCAGTAACGAATCGAATAAGGAAAAAGAGCGAGAAATTATTTATCTTCGCTATGATGATGTCAATATGAACTTTGTTTACATGTGTTCGACATGTGACACTGTGTGGAACACGGAACAGTCAATGTAATCATATTTAGAAGTGACATTCTGCTGTAATGAATATTTTTCTTTTCGGTCGGTGTAATAATATCAATATTACTAATACTATTAATACTATTAATACTATTAATAATATTAATAATATTAATAATATAAAATTGAAATAAAATCAATATAGTATATTATAAGATAGAAACATAGTTACACACACTCAATGAAAAAAACCGACCCCAAGTATGCATCCGATGACTCTGAACCTGAACCCGAACCCGAGTCGCCATCTGCTTCCGAAGGTGAAGGTGAAGGCGAAGACGGAAATAGTGACGAAGAACAAAGTAGAAGTAGAACCAACCGAAACACTATAAATAAAGTAAAGTCAATACTAGGATTTGGCAATGAAGATTCCGATAATGCTAGCCCCAAAGTATCTGACTCTGAAACGGATATGGAAGGAAATGATACCGAAGGTGAAGATATTGACGAAGAAGGTCAGATAGAAGAAGTCCCAAGTATCAAAAATGGATTTTCAAAATTGCTAGGGAGTTTAAAAAATGCTGTTAGCAACATAGGAAGTGAGAGTGGTTCAGCGGCGGTTGAAGCAGAAGAAGCGAATATAGATAAACCAGGAAGACGCAAAGGAAAGTCGGCGGCTGCCTCCGCCTCTTCCTCTAGGAAGAAAAAGGTTCGCGGTATTCAACCAACAGAAGCAGAGCTAGCATATAATAGTGATGATGACGAAGGCGCAAATAGTGACGATGAAAATATGGACGATGACGACAATGACGATGACGAGTCAAAATTAAAAAAATTCGACAAAGATGTAAGAAATGAATATTTAGTAAACTTTCATCCCGAAAGTCTGATACAAAATTATGACGAGATTTATAACTTGGCTAGAGTTGTGCGTGATGAAAACGGCGTAATTGTAGATAGCTTGCACAAAACATTGCCTATGATGACAAAATACGAAAAAACAAGAATTTTGGGACAGAGAGCAAAACAAATCAATGATGGTGCTACTCCGTTTGTAAAAGTACCCGAAGGTATTATAGATGGCTATCTTATTGCCATGAAAGAACTAGAAGAGAAAAAAATACCATTTATAATTAGACGACCACTACCAAATCGGGGGTCGGAATACTGGATGGTCGAAGATTTAGAAATTATTATTTAACACTTCCAGCGCTTTCCGCAATCAAGACATGAAACAAATGTGGTCATCGGTTCATCTGCTGACCTCGTCTGTAGTTGATAATAAGTACATTTTTTTGAGTGACATTTGCGACACGTGAACTTATCCGTGGATGCTTCCAATTTGGGCTCATACTTATTTTGGTCTCGAATTTTCTTGTCTTCGATTAATTTTTCCCATTTTTCTGGGCTCATTTCTTGATGCGTCATAAAAGCCAGTTTGTGAGCTTGAAATTCACGATTCTTTACCATGTTTAGTATTCTTTCATCTTTTAAATTTACATATATTGTACGAAGAAGGTCTAAATAAATTGCTACAAAATATATGTTATCCCATTTTTTTATAACGGATTTTTCTTTTGCCTTTCCTAAAGAACTATTGAAAATTCCTTTTTCAAGATTTGTCGCTATTTCACTATAATTACTGCCATTGCCGTTACCGTTGCCATGACCGTCACTGTCACTAATAATTGAAGACAACTTTATGCGAACATTTTCGCGAAATTGAACAGGGTTTGATATTTGACGCATTTTTATATGTTGTGTGTGTGTGTGTGATTGTTATTAACTAGTGTTGTTTATATTAATAACAATCTATTTGTCTTTATTCAATTTTCCTATATATATAAAATACGGAAATACGGAAATATAACACAACTATGATTTAAGGAAGGTTTAATGCAGAGGATATCACACCCGTTGTGTCAAAAAATATTTTTTTAATTGTTTCAATTACATAAACAAAAAAGGCGAGAAACATAAGAACCCAAGGGAGGAGAACTAAAAACCATGAAAGATTGCTAAATCCTTTTTTGCACAAATAAGATAAAACCCAAGTCCATAAAACAATAAAAACAGCTTGAACTACATATGATGTTCTTGTGTCTTTTTGATAGGTAAAATTAAGACTTTGTAAAAATGAATTATTCGCTTGGTTCAAAGTAATCTGTTGGGATATTGCATTCATTCCAAAGTAAGAAAGTACCATTAAAATAAATGAAACAATAAGATAAATCTGAGCAGGAGTGCAAATCTTGTCAAACATTGAATATTATACTATATATAATAATTTATAAAAAAATATTTACAAATTATTTAAAATAGTTACCTAACTTATTTACATTATTATATTCCGCTACTTACTTACTTACTATATGAGTATTCTTCTTCGCTTAATTCACTTGATTCATCTGTTTTCCACCCCGCATCATCATCTTCTTCTTTTAAAACATACTTTTCATTCTCTCCTATATTATGTTTACCCTTGAGTTTCATTTTTGTTGAAACAGTTTTAGAAACAGTATTTCTGTTTTTTTTAAAGTACATACTTTCTACACCACCATCACCGCCATCGCCATCGCCATCGCCGCCATCATTGCTACCATCTTCCGAAGACTTGTCGCCATCACTATCATCACTATCATCATCGTCATCATCATCGTCACTTTCATCATCACTACCTGCAACATCTACGTCAGAGTCACCTGCTGGTCCTCCATCTACAACAAACCCATCTTTTAAGTATCCGTCGCGAGTTTTCTTATTTTTAGGAATCGATTCTAGTTCATCTTCTTCATCATCATCGTCATCGTGTTCATCATTTGTAGCCAATGACTCAAAACCACCAAACAAATACTCATAAATTTTATTCCATTTATCTTTTGTCAAATTTATATAATTATTTTTACTATCACGTGCAATCAATGCACATGCACCAAAAAATAACTCCGTATCAACAGGTGGGGGAAACTCATACTTATTTTCACTATTTGCTATACCATCATCCTTTGCCCATAACTCTACAATTATTTTACCTCCTACATTTTCTTTTTTATTTTTAGATGAATAACTCCATTGTGTTCTCTTACTAAACCCGTCAACTTTTTTAAACTTGCATTTCTTAGATAATTCCTCAGCACAAATTAAGGTCTCCCGAATATCATTGTCTTTTAAACTTCCATTTTTTTCAACAATAACAAAACTTATACTATTACTATTATCATTTTTTTTTATTTTTTTGTCATCATGACCGATAACATTTTTATTGAGCTTAACATTCATTTTTTCAGGTTTTGCATCTTGTGAATTTCTTGAATTTGATTTTGATTTATGTTTCGATTTTTCATCAACAATTATTTCCATCTTTTTGAATCACTGCTAGAATATATCTTTTGATTACATTCGGTTTAAATAGTTTATCATATAATATATAAAGTTCAACTTAAAGAGATATAAATATAAAATATTATACCGTGTATATAGCTTGCAGATTGTTTGTAGTATAAATGGAAACGTTACATGATAACAAAAAATATACTGTTAATAAAAAATATACTATTAACAAAAAAGATAAAAATGAGAGTCGTCCTCTAGATAGAGCGATGCCAATAAAAGTTTATTTTCCAAATATTTCAATAAATAAAATGAATGAAATTTTAATTCCTGATACGACGCCAGAAAATATGACAAATAAAAAAAATAAAACAAATAACCCGGATAAGTCAAATAAAAAAACTAAAATCGATATATCGAAATATTTAGTAGATGAAAGAAATAAAATTTTAATTTATGGTTCTTCTGGAATTTTTGAAATGACAAATAATAACTTATTTCAGTTGTACCCTGTAGACAAAAATATTAAGGAACTAACTATCAATGGTAACTTAAAATTATTACTTGATGGTTCTTATATGAAACGATATGATACGCCTTCATATCAAATACCATATAACCATAGTATAAAGTATAAAACAATTAGAACATATAAAAATGACATTAAATCAAATATAAAATTTATTATAGAAATTGAGAATGAATGTATATATGATTTTTATATGTTAATTACATCAGCTGATGTGACAAATAATGAAAATAAAAAAATAGAATTGAATAATTTCGTAAAAGATGAATTGTTGTCGTTTTTATCGAGGTTAAACTTATATAGGTAATTATATACAACAAATAAAAGATAAATGTGGAGCTGGATAATAAAAGTTACTATGGTTTCATTGTTATTTATATTTTTACTTCATTATTTATATTCATTTTTTAAGACAACATTAACTTCTCCAAAGTTGAAAGATTTAGTAAATAAACCCCAGGAAAAATACAATACTATTTATAACTCACTCAAAAGCACAGGAGATGGAGGAAACATACATACAAGAGAAGATAATAATACTAACTCATCTGTTATGAAAGATGAGCTAAAAAGGTATTTAAAAGAGTTAAATTTTTCTGATACTAGTAATAGTAATAGTAATAGTAATACTAACAGCATTAGTTGTTCAAATACAAATACAAATACAAATACAAATACAAATACTGAAAATATAAGTTCATATTCTGTAGTAACAGATAGTATATACTCTCCAAATAATATGATGACAGATGTAGGTGCAAATGGTATATCTACGCGAGTAAATAATATGCCAAATTATATGCCGAATATAAATGCTGTTAATACAAATATTGTACCCGATTATGGTACACCATCCATGTCATCTTCTTACGCTTCGGCATATTCTACTTATTAAGGTATATTTAGGAGGGGAGGGGGAGGGGAGAGGTATATAATATATGTAACATAGTTAAAGATATTTATATATTATAATACATTATACCGCTTCACCGTCGCGAACCACCATGACAACTAATATTAACACTCGAAGTCCCTATAATTCTAAACGGGAAACACGAGACCCATTTAGTATATCTTTTGATGAACAGAATGAAATATTGCGAAACTTTCCTTTAAACGTTAAATTTTCTTATGAAAAAAGTACTCATAAGAAAGTTTTATCAGATGTATATGTAATTATTCCAAAAGGTAAAAAATATTTTGTATGGTTTACGCATCGAAACAGAAAAAATATATGTGTTTTTCTTGAAATAGGATACCAGAGTAAAATAATCAATATGTTTTATCGTCATGTTTCGTTTGATGATGTATTATCCTATGGTACAATATTTTATGGTACACTATTTAAGACTAAAGTTAGAGAAGAAGAAGTGAATAATAAAAAAAATATATGCACTAGTGAAATCTTTTCAGTAGAAGATATTTCATATTATAAAGGCGATGATATATCTCGATACACATATCTAAATAAACTAAACCTAATTAAAAATATATTTGATACCAAGTTGCACTATAATATGGCATTTTTTAATAATGGTGTTGTTTTTGGGTTACCTGTCATGACTACCGACTTTATGGAAGCTTATGAAAAAGCGATGAATTTGCCTTATTCTGTATATTCTATTCAATATAAGTATTTTGACGACAAAAATTCGTCGCAATCATTGACAGAATATTATCATTTTAATAACAATGGTGCTGGTGTTGGTGTTGGTGTTGGTACTGGTAGCCTAACTGTTTCAAGTGATACAAATAATATAGTAAGTCATAGAAGCAATAATAGCAATAATACTAACGATATTTATACTGTCCATGTAAATAAATACAATGATAAACCATCGACGACGAGTGAACCTATCAAACAAAAAATAATGGCAAATGACATATATAAGGTATTCTTTATAAAACCAGATTTACAAAATGATATTTATTACTTATACCAAACCGGTACTACAAATTTTGACGTTATTTCAAAAGAAATAGCGCATATACCCGACTATAAAACAAGTGTTTTAATGAACAAGTTATTCAGAAATATTAAAGAAAATAGTAACTTGGATAGTTTA